CAATGGAACTACAGAGTGCTTGAAGAATATATTATAATTAAACACAAAGAAATCAATCAATGCTCCTTCTGTTTTATCATCAAATCTATTCATAAACGTTGTGTTTTTGACCCGTATAGCAAAATATTTCACATACGGTTTCATAAAATCGATGTCTGTAATACGTTTGGCCTTATTTAAATATTCTATCTTATTTTTCTTACGATTTCGACGAATCGCACGATTTTCAGCTCTTATTTTTTCCAAAACCTTATCTTTACCACCAGAAGTTACTATTTGTTCCTCTGGACTAGTAATATCATATTTTATATTACCTCTTTTATATTTACGATTTTGTAATAGTTTTGGTGAAGATTTACCCCGACGTTTCGGGGCAAAAGGTTTCGTTTGTTTATTTCTTACTTGCTTCTTTGCCATCTTTTATTCTCCTTTGATGTTAAAATCTTACTAGATAACTACTTCCCATTTTCTTGACGGAACTTCCGTCAGCTTTATATTTACATGGGGATAATAATAACGATGATTTTAGTGTCGTTATCGATAATAGGTGCTTTTCAACCAAACTGTTAGTTGAGATATATGGGATAAGCCATTTCGGTATTCCTATATGATCGTTATCAAACGGAATAGCTATCGATTTCATTCCAAAATTACTATAATCCATCAGACCTTTATTATTAAATACAATTTCTCGAATACGTTCTCTCATATCATCGAATCCAGGCAGAAAACGATCCAAATCCTCTTCTTTCTCAAGAGTCGTATCAAACAGATAAATTGCGTCACCTGGAGCTATAAATTCCTCAGGAAACAAATCGTTCCATATACACGCGGATCTAACAGCACTTGTGCGTAAAGGATCTTTGACGTTATCGATACCATTGTATCTCGCATATATCCCAAATGATTTATCACCACGTTCGATTCTTTCAACAATATTCTTTTCTATATCACTTATTTCACGTAATATCTCCAACGGATCATAACTATCTGTTCTAAGAACTTTGTTTTCTAATAAATCCAATATTCGTCCATTTACATAGTCATTTAGACTCGAAGATCCCAAAGCTTTTCCCGTTATAGCCAATTGTTTTTCTGGGGGAATGGTTTTTCCTTCTTGAATCGTACATGTACCAATGTATAATTTCTTAACGTTCGGTATAAGCATTTTAGGGAAGAAAAATTCATTTTTCATCTGCATATATACATAATCACCATCTTTGTGTGAATTACATGATTTTACAAATGTTAAACACGCAGCATCCAATAGTTTTTGTATAATCGTAACATACACCATTTTCATCCGCATACCAACGTTTGGATCGTCTATTAGATTTTCGGCGTTAAATAACTTTAATGTATCTAATGTTACCTCATATACAGAAGGCATTGCTGAGTCGGTATCCCCAAGTACAATAGTTTGTCTTGGTCGCGAAATATATTTATCGACTCGATTTTTTGTCATTATCATCGCAAATCCAAACGTTTCCATATAAAATAATAATTCTTTCAATAGTGGTTTCAGTCCATCTGGAATATCATATGGATTAATAAACTCTATATCGGATTTTATAAGGTTATCCATAATATCGGAAACGTTTTTATTTCTTGCTATAATTTCTATTGGGTTGTTTGCGTAATAAAAAGCAACCCTTTTCCAATCTTCCATCATTACAAAGAATAAAAATATAGTTTGGTGCATATTTTTGATTTGTTTACGTAGAGTATCAACATCTTTTGTGATTAAAATAAACTTATGTAAACAATCGTCAACGGTTGGAATATAAGACAATTTAGACATATTTTCTTTAATCTCAGTTTCTTTAATTTCAAACAGTTTCGTACACCATAAAAATATCTCATTAACACTATCAAACACAAAATTATTACCGATAAACTTCTCCATAGCCCAAACTTGTTCAGAAATAAAGTTTCTAGCTTGTGCTGTAATAGCGCCACCCATATCGATATTTGATACAAAACTAAGTTTCATGGTTGCTGCACCATATAATGAGTTTGTATTTTCTTTAACTTTGTTTTGTCGACCATTATAATAGTTTTCGAGATATGTATCGCCTTCTGACTTATATTGAAGATATTTTTTCTTATATTCACCACGTAATGATAACCAACTTTTAGCAATCTGAGCGACGATTGGTTCTTGTTCATATGTAAATAATCCATTCGACAATATATTGAGATTTTCGTTTTTTACCATATTTGGTATTTCGTTCGGATCTGCTATAATTCTGTATTTATATTCATACAAACTTCTACAATTCGCTTGTATTTGTGATGTGTCGACATTTTTACACGTTTTTTCAACCAAATTCTTTAAATATTCTTCTTTTATCTGTCCATTGTACACAGTATTGAGCGTATTAAACATTCTATCTTTATAAATTTCGATAAGTGTCATTAACTTCCCCTTCGTAATATACTATTCTGTCGAATAATATATAACTTAATATAAAATATAAATAGAGGTGTATCATACACCTCTATTTATTTATAACCGATTTATTAAATTTTCATATCTTTCTATTAATAGATTTAACTTGCGTTCTTTTTCATTAACCTCATCCAATTTAGTTAAATAAGCCGTTCTTGTTAAATCTAATTCATGTATACGCGTATTAATCTCTCTACGTTTTCTACTATTTTCATCTATATTCTTTAAAGTCATAGTATGATATTCGTTAACAATGTTTAATCTAGCGTTTTCGATATCTTCTATAACTTCTTTCTGAATATATTTTTCTTCTGGGACCAAAGATACATTTGTATCAATATCGTGAAAATCTGCTAAAAAACGTAAATTTCGAATAATATGGTTTCTTCTTTCCGAAATCCATTCTTTTTGTTTATCCAAATCAACATATTGTTTTTTTATATCGTTAATAGTTAACGTGTAATTTAGATATTTAACATATTTAAATGATTTGGTTTTATCAATAATGGATTCCGGTATAAATATTTTATCAGAACTAATTTCCAAAGGATCCATCGTTATAATTGGTAGACAGATATAAATCTTCGTCGTTTTTGTTATAATAGTATAATACGTATTGAGACCCATACCTAATGGAGCAAAATATGTATCATATATATTAAAATCTTCTTCGTTTTTAGTAACGTTTTCTATATTTGTCTGACCAACCACTTCAACGTTCATTGTATTAGATCCGAATAATTCTGTCAATTGTACACTATACAAGTTACCGTATTCTAAATCTGTAACCATAATTATTTACCTTTATATAGTTATGGCCGGAAGACCATCTATACCAAAGTTTTTACCAGGTTGTGCATATACTGTAAATTGAATCTCAGCAAGATAGAATTCAACCTTTATACATTCTATAGTACTTGGACCACCAAAAGTGGATGCTATAGATACATCTAATATTTTTGAAATTGGACCTTTTTGTGTTTTAACAAACATGTGTCTAGCCAATTCCAATAGAATATATTGAAGTTTTTCAATAGGCTGACTTGGTACACGCCCTTCATCAAATCTAATTTGTTTATAATTTTTGAAAGCTTGTAATTTTTTGAGAACGCCGTCTTCTGTATCTTCAGATGTATCAACGCAAAGCCATGGGAAGTTAAACGACATGTATTTTTGCGAACTATGGACGTCTATAGCTTTACCACCGATATAAATTATTTCGATCGGAGGCATACCGGCCGCTCTATCAACACTACCTGTGTTAGTAAATGAGAAATTAACACCACTTCCAAAAAGATTATAATCTTGTAATGTTTTCCAAATACCAAGTGGGGTAATCGGGTGAAAATATGTTTCTTGTAAGAATTCATCTTCTCCGTTATAGAAAGACTCGTTTCCGTTTTCTGAACCGATAGGAATAATATGTACTTTCGGAACATCAAACAATGTCGGATACATTAAAGATAAGAAGTTTATCTTATCTTGATCTTGTCCGTGACCAATGTATTCTACACCTATTATACTTTTTCCATTTTTTTCAGCATCGCTCGCGTAATATGATTCTTCATGACAATTTGCACTACTATGTAAATTAATAAGATAATCGGCGATAGCTTTTCGACGCATCTGCTCAGTTATCCAATCCCCATTTCCCATTCCGTGTTGGTGGAAAATATAGAATGTTTGGTAAACGCTGTTAGCATCATCCCATTCTACAACACTCTCTATATGTGTTCCAACGTCGGTTTCTTTTAATATCGGTGAACGGCGTTTGACATCAAGTGTTACATATCCATCATACTTACCTTCTTCCAATATTCTATGCAATGCACTAACTATACTTCGCTCTACTTCAAGTTTATTTACTCTAAAACTTCCACGTTTTGGATCATCTTGGGGTAAGGTAGCGTTAGCATAATCGTTGTCATAAATATTATATCTGGTTGGTTCTGGAATATCCAATCCGTCCATATCGAGATCGTTATACGTGTATACTTTTAATCCAAAATCTGCATCACTTTGATCACGCATATATTCGTCTGGATCAAAATAGACTTTAATAATATGTTCTTTTACAGAGCTATCTGTACCAGGTAAGTTTGTACCGGTATCATATTTTAAAACCATTGTAAAAGAAACTATTCGATTTTGAAAATCATGATGGACACTCGCTTCAACAAGTTCCATATTTATAGCAGACCAATAACATTCATCTCTATAGAATTGACCGTGTTTATTTGACAATTTATCACTTTCACCGACAGTAAACCAGTTGTTATTCGTGTCGCTGGAGAACGAAGCCCAATCTGGTGTAGGTATAGTTCTATACTTATCAGTGAGATAATACATTCTAAATAAGTTAGGAACGATATCTATTGGATCACCTGTGGTCGTTAGTGCTTCGGGAGCAGTATAATTATCATGTCTCCATTTACCATGACCTATAAAACAATTTAAATATTTTGTAAACAGTGTCTGATTTAAATTGTATTCACCGAGATCAATACCTCTGCTAAGAGCAAGTTGTCTTATATATCCTTCGATTCTTGGATTACTTCCGCCAGAAGATACAAACTCTTTTTCAATAGATTTTACAAATTCTATAATAGTAAATATCTTTTGCCAAAAAATTGCTTTTCGCCGTTTCGTTGTGTCTGCATTTTTTGGATGTCCCATAATATTCTTAAATTTTGCATAATCCGTTGCTGGATTATCATAATTTGCATACACATTATCGTCTTCATCGTGGTTAGGATTCATTTCTGCTCTAACGTTGTCTATCGTAGAACCTTCAGAATGGTTAACGATCATAGTCGATATAACTTCATCCGATCTATCACTTCGAACACCAACAGGACCAGTATTTGCTGTAAATTTTACAATCTCTCGTTCCTCTATAGCGTTGTATGTATCACCCTTAGGAATACTATAGTTATTTTCTATAATAACGGGTCTCGATAAGTTTCTCAAAACTTTAAATATAGATGTACTATATTGTGGGGTTTCATAAACAGAACCCACATTATCTTCGTCCCAGTTGTAACCATATGAATTCTTTATCGATTGATTGGGAGGATAATCGCGTGAATTTTTAATATAAAATAATAAATTTGTTACATCACTCACATTAATACTCCTTTATTTCAATATTAATATATAAGAATGTTTTCGGTATAAATTTCACAAAAAAATAAAAGAGGGGAGTTTTATAGGGCTACATAAAATTTCCCCTCAATTATTTTTTTTAGTTTAGAATAGATCTAACAACGCATCATTATCCATGGTTTGCTGCTCAAACCGATCGTTTAATTTCGACGCATCTTCCTTAACTGTAGAAAAACCAGTTGAGTTCTCTTGAACTACTGCGTGTTTCTTATCGTTTGCAAGCTGAATTCTATGTAAGTTTTCACGAACGTTTTCAATAACAGAATTCAATGATTTATAACCAAAGAATCCGATCATCGAAGAGTTGATTAAATCTTTTGACATAGAGTCGACAGACAATCCCGATTTGTCCAGTTCGAAGAATACGGAAATTGTATCAACCGATGACATTCCGTATCGTCGAATCGTTTCTTCCGCTTTTCGTTCCTCTTCACCAAGATTTGTTTCATCATAATTGAGCATATTGATGATTCTTGTTGCGTATTGTCCTTCCGGAATAACGAATTGAAATTTATTTTGCTGATCAAGCGACATGAAACCAGAGCAACCATGAATACGTAGCGTATTTATCTTGTCTTGCATGTCCATACACTTGATACTTGAATTCATTTCAACCCCAAAGAACTTAAGCAGAGGTGCGGCAATTCTTGCATTAATAATATCGTACATTTCTTTTGTAGATTCATACTTTACATTTGATGGTAATGTATTATCCGCAATAAAGAAGTGTCCAATTTTTGCATCAATTGCTTTTTGGATATCTACGAAACACTCGATTGTGTTCTGGTGATTTCCAGCACCAGATTCCAAACTACATTTTGGTGTAAGACCGATTACAACCGGTCGCGGAATACTGTTTGTGATATCGTCTATCTGATATTCCTTTCCACCGTAATAAAAAGATTTAGCCGTGTTAACATAGTTTGTTAATGTGGTCGTTAACATCGGTCCTAAACCTGAACCCGTTCCGCCATCAGGGCT